ATAATCTTGCATACACTTTGTGCTTTTTTCTTATCGCCCACGCTACCAAACACAGGAATATTACTGTATCCGCGCATATGGCAATAATAGATACCCTCTTTTTGCGATACCACATATGGCTTTTTGCAATCACTCATTTTCCCTCCTTTCCTGCCATACAAATGTATTGTCGTCCGATGTCCAGCCTGTTCTTGTCGGCTTTCCTCGGCTATAACAATCACAATATCCCTGTGGCAATCTGATCTGTCCCTTATCATCAAACGCCCTTAAATGCCCCGTTATCGCCGCGTAATTACACATTACCCCGTCGCCGCCATTCGATTTCATGCGGTATTTACACTTCCTGCATACCGCTTGTGTTGCCTTGATTAACATTTGTACTCCCCTTATATATAATAAACATATTGATTTATATTGTCAACTATTTTCTTCAATTTGCGATCTATTATACAACCCCATTTTCAAATCGTCCTGCCTCGCCTTAACCTCGCGCACAGATTCCTCGGGAAAATGTATTATAAATGCTCGTTCCCTTATCCTGCTGGTTATCCGTGTATCATAATCAATGGATTTTAAGTCATAATTGCTGGTGTAAAACGTGACCTTTTTGTTGATATATCGTTTATTTATGATCTGATAAAACTTTTCTCCGACCCAATCAGTGACACGCTCCGTACCAAAATCATCAATCACAAGGTATTTAACCGTTGTCAAATCCGTTAAAAGCCTGTCCTCGGTTTCTTCTTCGTCGCGATTATAGGTTTTGCGTATTGCATCAAGTATATCCAAACTGGTGGCAAATTTGACCGATTCCTTGCGATTATGTATTAATTCATTTGCCAGCGCGGTTATCAACATCGTTTTTCCGCTACCTTTTGTATCACTCCAAAAATACAACCCACGCCCTTGATCGTCCATTTCTTGTTTATGTTCCAGCCAAAACTTGACCGCATCCGCAACCGCTTTGGCAAGGTTTTTATTTTCAGCCGTATAAAACCGCGTTGTGAAGTCTTTTAACATTACGTTTTTGTATGTTTCGGGTATTGTGGCAAACCGTAATTTACTGGCTTGTCGTTCCCGTTCTAATAAACCGCACTCGCACTCTTTAACGGTGTTATAATCCGTAAACATCCAGCCGCGCCCATTACATAAAGGGCATACATCAGAACAAAGGTTCTTCGGGGTCGTTAATGTGTTTGAGGATTTCGTCGATTTCTCGATCTCGTTTTGCATCTGCGTTATCCAATCCATTGTTTACTCCTTTCCGATCATCGTTATATTTACGTTCCAGCACTTTTGGTATATTGCCCTCTGACATAAGCCAATCAAAATCAGCGTTCCAATTACGATCATTTTGACCTTTTAGAAAATCAGATTGCTCGGCAAGCGTAAAAACCTCCTGCAAATCGTCAACGGTGTATTTTCGCAACCGCGCCTTGATTGCCTTTTTTCGTTTATCCGATACGGCTCTTACCCTCGGATATGACACGCAAGTGTCATTATACATATCAACTATTTGTTGATATGATACATTCTCATTAACATTATCATTATCATTATCAGTATCATTATCATTATGGTTATTTTTGTTATCGTCTGTTATAACACTTGTAACATTGTTATCATTTGTTATAACATCGTTATCAGTGTTATCAACTTTGCCCCACCTTGATAACATACCTTTTTTGCCAGCATCAGACCGCTTTTTGCACATTTCATTGTACTTGTCGTTATTGTAGTCTAATTGCTGTTTGATCTGCAAAAAAACCACGTTTAACAATCCGTCAAGCGATACCGCCTCGCCCGTCTGATATGCTAATATAGCCTTGAATAATTGCCCTGCCTGTTCATCGGTCAGCGCATCAACTGGCTCTTTTAGGCTGGTAAACAATAAAACTGTATCTCGCATACATTAACCCTCTTTGTGTTTTATTGAAGCCATGATATGAGGGTTTGCTCCTATATCTGCCTCAATCAGCATAACAAGGTATTGTGTTACACTTTTGCGGTTTCGCCATGCCGCCTCTTTCAAATACTCCTTGATTTCGGTCGGAAGTATTAGATTTAATCTTTCCTTATCGTCCATATTACAACTCCTTTCGTGTGTATTATCGCTACAATAAACATTATAAGCATTTTATGTATAATGTCAAGCCTCAATCAAACAGGGATAATTGCCCGTCGATCTGATCTCTTTTCAACAACCGCTTGTGGCTTTTTATGCCCTTTAATATCTCCCGTGCCATGTGCTGTTCCTGTCGTATGTAATGGGTCAAATTTGGGTCGTCGGGGTCTGTGGCTATATAATAGCCGTTGCCAACGTTGATTATCGGATATTCGGCTTTTAACGCCGCTATTGTGCGTCTAATCTTGCGGTCGTCGTGCCCTGTTAATGTTGCCAGCGTTTCGCGGCTGATCGCCTTGTCTGCCTCTGTCGGTAAATAATCAATTACACTCGTTATCATATTTGCACTCCCTTTCAATATCATTCGTTATTTTGTTCCAACTTTGCCTTGATTGTCTGCATCCGCTTGATTATATTACGGGTGTTATGTTTTGATATGCTGTCAAGGCAATTATCCAAATGCTCGGTTTCAATCTGTAATTGCATCGCTAATATGTCGGTCAGCAATTCAGCCTGTGACGGCGTTAATTTAATGATCATGTTGCACCCCCTTTGTCGGGTCATAGGGATAACCGTATTCGTCCATATTCGGTACAAACTCATAACCGCTTGTGTATTCTCCGCTACGTTTGCCCCAATCTTTATCGGGGTATTTATCTGCAAGAGTTTCTCGGTTGACCGACTTATATCCAACGCATCCGTCACCGCATTGTAGATTGTAATATCTCACTGTGCCTTTATCATCAACCATTAAGCAATCGTGAACGTCATCCCCTATCTTGTGGACAGTTCCCGTGTATTTATCACGAATCCATAAATCAATCATGTTGCACCCCCTGTTATCATTTTTTGAATATTCGTCAATGATGTTACCGCCTTATTCTCAATCTCATTGATCTTGTCTATATGATATTGTTTAACCATTTCAATGGCTTTTGGTATATCTTCCTCGCAATCAACAAGCACTTTGCCGCGGCTGGATATTTTCATATAGCCTATCGGGGTTTTAGACAGCCAGCGATTTTGCTTTTCAAGGATAAACGTACCGTAATTGTTATAACCGCGCTGTACCTTGATTTCGCCCTTGTATGCGTAAACCAGCCACGATATATGCCCTTTTCTGTACTTATCCAAATAACTACTCATACAATCCCTCCGTGTATTCCTCAATTTGTGACCAACACGGGCAATTTGGCTTGTCGTTAACAAAATGTTCATCAAACTGTGCTTCGGTCAGATAATCAGCCTTTTTGCAATCCGACGCGTCGGTCGATCTGTCGTAAAAAAAGTGTTCGCACGTCCAACAATCCTTTAACATCATTACACCCCCTTTTTGTCTAAATGGTCGATTATCATATCAAACACATCCTGCCTTGCATCCATGATCTGTTGGGATATATACGCCGACAACGCCAACGCCAGCGTATCTGCAAGGGTAAACCCGTACTGGTGGCAAATAGCCGTGATCTCGTTCTGTATTTCGTCGATTGTTTTCATGCTGATACCTCCTCAAAATCCTTGTAAACCTCAAATTCCCTTGATAACTCCCCGTCATTAAACGGCAACCGCATCATTGCTTGCCCGTGCTTGTTTGCCTCGTCCTCGGTGTCAAAACGGTCAAATTCCGATACCCAGCCGTTTAATGATGTTTCTGTCCATGTTCTGCATATCCAACCCTTAAAAACTGATTTTCTCATATTCCTGCTCCGTTCTCCCCGTCACGCCGTTAGGTCAGCAACCTTTATTATTTACAAATGCCGTCGAGGTAACAATCCGCCCACACGCTCGCCTCTTTTAATATGCCGTATTCCTTGCCATTGCACCAGTAAATCGCGTGACCCATTGCATTTGCGTAAACTTCGCTTAATGTATCGTAATATTCGATCGCTTTATCATCCCACTCACGTTCGCCGTCCTGCATCTCGTTAATGATAATATACTGGCGGTTATATGCCAACTCGATGTTGTGCCCATACTTGCGCATTGAAAACGGGTATAACTTTTCGCTCTTGCTGTTTCGTCTGATTTCCTTTGTCATATCTCACTCCTTTGGGCGGTATAGCCGCCGCCCTCGGCTTGCTGGTTTATACTTCTGCTATGATCTGCGGCATATGGTTGTCGCCGAAACCCCATGTTTCCCACTCGTAATCGTTGCCGTGAAAAACGTTAAAACAATGTGCCTTGCATCCCTTGCCGCATACGCAACATTCAAAACCGCCCTCGCGTCCGACGTATTCAGCGATAACCACGTCGCCCCTGTCATTGATCTTGTACCTTTTACCGATTTCCAACTTTGCCATATCGTACCCCTTTCGGTGCTAACCCTTGTTACAATCATATAGTACACCTTGCGATTGATAATGTCAACTATTATTTTAATTTTTATAATTTTACTATAAAAAAAGAGGCGGCACAATCGCCGCCCCCGCTTCCCGATCAGTTAAACGGGATTTCCTCGTCAATATTGTCGGGTATCTTCATAAACTCGTCGGTCGGGTTTTCTGTCGGCTGTCCGATTGTTTCGGGTGCATCAGCCTTTTTTTCGACAAATTCAGCACGATCGACAGCAACATCGGTCGTATATACTGTTTTGCCGTCCTTGTTTTCGTATTTGCCCGTTTGTATATGCCCTGTGATACCGATTTTCATACCCTTGCGGAAATACTTACCGATAAATTCGGCTGTTTTGCCGAATGCCACGCACCCGATAAAATCCGCACCCTCGCCGAAACGGTCAACCGCCATTGTAAAGCGTGTAACCGTTGTCGGGTTTTCTCCTGCTGTTTGCCTTTCGTCGGGGTCTTTGGTTAACCGTCCAATTCCGTTCCATACATTCATAAATAATCTCCTTTCATAAGTACGACCGCCCAAATTCGGCGATAAATTGTTCCCTTGTGCCATAATGTGCCTCAAAATATTCTTGCGCCATGATCTTTAACTTTGTATCAATCAGTTTGGCATCCTTGCCAGCGTGTACCCCGTTCGGGTGCAAGTCGGGGCGTAATGGTACGACAAACCCGTATTGTTCTGATCGCTGGCGGTTAGAGGCTGGAAAAATGTGGTGGACTTCCACGGGAGCATACCCCGTAAAATAACAATGCTCTAAATCATCAGTAAATACGCTAAACAGTTTTTTCGCCATTTTCCCACGCTTTCAACGCCGCTTGCATTTCCTCGCTGGTAGGTACTTCAATGCCTGCGGCTTTCATATCGTCAATCACGCCGTCCAGCAACCTTGCAAATTCCTTTGTGTTATACGTTGACGAGCCATAATAACATAATACCTGCTTTTGCCCGTTGTGATCGCCCACGACCTCGCACTCGCGGTATATCTGTTTGAAGCGTTCAACCGCATCCGCTGGCATTTCGACCATTGTATATTGACCATACTTGTTAAGGGCGTTTATGTAATAATCCCACTTATCGCCACCCAGCGCATCAGCCTGTCGCCCTAAACATTCCCATAACAAGCGGTTAGCGTTAACCGACCGCCTGTTATGGTATCTTTTAAGTTCAACGGTCAAATCACGGTCAAACAGGTCGTTGATCTCGTTGATATTGCCTTGCAACATATCAATCGTTATAAGGTTGTGACCCGTTGCCCAATCACGGGCAACGCCTTTGATCTGTGCCTTTATCTTCATGCGTTCTTTATCTTATCCCAATTCTGATTGATGTTGACAAACTGACCCTCGGTTAAATCCGCAAGGCTGGCAACCTTATACAGCCGCATGATCTTGTCTTGTTCAATACCGCGCTCTTTCAATGCCGCTACAAGTGCCGCAACCTTTTTGGTGTCGATTTTCTGTTTTGCCACGTCCTGCATCGGCTTTACTTCGTGACATTCTGCGTCGGGGTCTTTCATTTCCTCTGTCGGGATACAGAACACTTGGAAACAAGCGTATTTGAATGCGATTGATAACGCCTTATTTGTTGCTTTGTCGCCGCTATCCATGCCCTCGCCGATCACGGTTGCACTGATGCTTGACCCGTCCTCGGCATAAAAAGTATAACGCACCTTGATAATGCTGTAAATCAGCGTACCGCCCTTGCTGGTCTGTCGTTCCTCGCGTGTCTGTTCCAGCACTTCGGGTACGATAAACAGTTTGTACTTTATCAACGCTGGGTTAATTGCGTTCATAACCGCGTCAATGCCCCTAAACATAAACTTTTGCTGTTCGTTCCTGCTATCCTTGCCGATTGCCCCAATCTCGCCCATTACGGCGGCTATTGTCTGAAAAATGTTCATATTATCCCACCCTTTCACTCTCAATCTTGTTAATGCTCAAAAACTCCGCGACCTTTTCAATATCCTCGGGCGTTGCCTTGATTTTGAATATTGCCGTTACCCTGTTATCCGTTACCGTGTCAAAATCGGGTATGAAGTTATCGGCAATTTCCTCTGCGACCGCATCAGCAACCGCCTTTTCAATCTGCGGCTCGACGATTTCGACCTTTGTTGCCTCGGCTTTTTTCTTTGCCAGTTCTGACAGCCTATTCGCCTCATTTAACGCCTGTCGAATATCAACGGTTGTTTTATACATTTCCAACGCTTCAAAGCCGTATTCGGGCAAATCCGCAAGCGTTTTCATATCAACCGCGATCTCCTGCGCCTTTTTATTCAGCGCGTCCTCAATGCTGGTCATTGACGTTGTTGCATTCAGCCACTTCGGGTCAAATATCTGTTCCAGCGTTATACCATTAAAATCCAGCGTGTCATAATATGCCCGTATCTGTTCGCTCTTTTGTGCTTTTTTTTCTGCCTCATACGCTTTGATCTGTTCGTCGATAATCGCAATCGGCTCATTGACAACTGCAACGAGGTCTTTCATTTGCTTTTCAAACTTGTCATACGGTGCAAGGCACAATGCCTTGATTTCCTTGCGCTTATCTTCCAGCGACTTGACCATTTTGTTTAACTCTGCCCTGTCTGCCTTTGCGTCCTTGATCTGATCGTCGGTATATACCAGCGTCTTGTAATATGCGACCTTTTCCGCAATCTCTGCCTTGATCTCCTCATGGTTAAAATCAATGACCTTTACAAATCCGTCGGGCGATGGTGTAATTTTAAGTTCCATACTATCACTCCTTTTCAACAAATCCTGCTTTCCACTCCATGTTTAACAATCCTGCAATCTGCATCATGTCCTCGTCTTTCAACGAGCCACGCTTTATGCGTGAGTTAAGATTTTGCGGTGTTGTGCCTAACTTACCAGCCAGCCAGCGTTGTGACTTGTCACGCGATGCCAGCGCGATCTTGATTGCCCTTTCCTGTGCGGTCATTTTTCCACCCCCTTTCGTATATTGTGGCAATTACATATTACACTATGCGTTTTATAATGTCAACATATATTTTTATATTTATGACAAAAAAATATAGGGGTTTTTACGCCCCTATATCTTCCGCATAACGCTGTCATATAATCGTGGATTGATTGCGTACAGCGTCTGCATTAACTCGTCCATTAACAGCCACGCGTCAACTGGATTTTTTCGGCTGATTGCGGTTAAAAACTCTGTATCCCCATACAACCCGACCTGTTCAACATTATTGTTTGCCGCGGAATAGCCGCGCTCTATCGGTTGTGCTGGGTACAAATGATCTCGCACCGTATATATAGCCGCCAACTTTTCGCAATTCTGTATGCTGTGCTTTCCATTTGACAACACGTCGATTGCGTCGGTCAGTTCTGATTCACTTAACATCAATCTTCAACCTGTTTCATCCATTCGCGTATCATGCGCTTAATTTTGCTGTCGTCGGTGTTCATTTCCAGTTCGCGCAACTGTTCCATGATTTCGTCATTGTCGCGACTATATCTTCCCGATCTGTTTGATCTGTTGCCGCCGCGGTTTTCGTATGATCTGTTATCATAGTCATACATCATATCGTCGTTTGAATAACGCCCCATGCTGTCGCGTCTTGCATTTCTGCCGCGTCCGCGTGCGCCCGACGAACCCTCGTCGTCCATTGAATCGATAATATAACAAATGGACTTGATTGAATGCGTCAGTTTATCAACCGCATCGAGTGAGCCTGCGGACAGTTCGCCCTTTTTGGCTATATCTTCAAGTTCGCGCATGAGCATTTGCTTAAATTCTTCCAACCTGTGCATAGTGATCTCCTTTCTCATGCTATACGGTCAATAACAAGGTTTGCGTTCTGCACCGTGATAACGGGTGTCGGTGTTACGGCTGGGTCGTTTGTTGTCGCGTCAACGTATCTTACGGATACACTGAAACAATATCCTTTGGGTACGGTTATAATTGCCGTGCTGGTAACATTTCCGTACTCGTCAACCGCCGCTGGCGTAAATATTGCCCGACTTGTCAGCCTCGGCTCGCCGTTTACTGTGATCGCAACCGCAATCGGTGTAAGTTCCCCGTCCTCGGGTACGGCGATATTCCCGTTAAAAGTCACTTGATAGCGTGCAAAACAATTATTTGTGCATCCACGGAGAATAAAAATACCTGTGTCGTCCTCGTGATAAACGTATCCTTTGGTACATGGTATAGAAGCCGTGAACAGTATAGGCGCGTTAAGAGCCACATTTTGCACTTGATTGCTTGTGTATTCTGCCATTTTCTGTCCTTTCTACCTTGTTTCCTTTGCTTATGTCAATCGGAGTATTTATCGCTTTTTCAAACGTCCAGCCAAGTTTATACATTCTGTTATGAACATTTTTGTAATCAAAACCCAGCATTTCGCTCCATTCCATAAGCGTATGATCTTGATTGTTATATCTAATAATCACATTGCTACGCCTGTTATTTGCCTGTTTTTTTGCGCTTGACCATTTACAATTTTCGGGGCAATAATCCCCGTCATTGTCTATTCGATCAATACTAAAATTCCCACGCGGTTTTGTTTCATCAACCCACTTTTTGAAGATTGTAAAATCATGCCACTCGTCGCATACCTTTATACCTCTTGCGCCATAATATTTATATGCGTTGTTTTTAGAGTTATGGCATCTGTATATCATAGATACCCATTGTCGGTATAACGGCGTTTTGGATTGCTTATGCTTTGCGTTTATCGGGTTTTTTTTCAAACAGCCGCAACTTTTAACCGCGCCGCTTGTTAGGTTTCCTGCTGATACAACGGTTTCATTGCCGCAATCGCATCTGCATACCCACCTTGTTCGACCCTTTACGTTTTCTGCCCTTTTTACCGCTGTGAGTTTTCCATATTTCTTTCCTCGCAAATCAACAAACTTTGACATATGCGCCTCCTTTATGTATTGCATTGCGTTTTTTTATATTCTACCATAAAAGAGGTTTTACAACAAGGATTATGCTAAATATTCTCTGTTTCTGCCTTAAAACCCGTTGTTACCGCATCCGCAACCGCATCCGTTGTTCTGTGACGGGCAAGTAAATATCGGTGTGCGTCCATATACGGGCATTGACGGTACGGGGCAATTTGACAGGCGATCATATAACTGGTCAACCTCATTTGCAAATCCCTGCTGTATAAATGCGTTCTGTGCTGTCTGACTTGCCGCAAGGTTTGCCATTGTCAACTGACGCTCAAGGTCAGCAATCTTTGTGTTCTTGCTGTCAAGTTCTAACTGGCAAAGTTTGTCAAGTATTGCCTGTGTGTTAGCCGTCTGATTTGTGAGAAGGTCGCGCGTGTTGTTTGCATCAGCAAATCTTGTAGCATTGCCCTCATTCTGAATGATGTTCTGTGTCTGACAGTTAGCCAGCCTGTTTTCACAGCCATTATGTTATCGTATAGGCTCTTTATCCTATACTTCTTATGGTTTCCCATAAGTTCAGACTATATCTTCACCCTCTCATAAAGAGTAGGGGTCGGGCACTCGTGTTGGGATTATTGGTAGTCGTCCTCACCCATTAGTCGTTGAGCCTTCCGTGGTACTTTCATCGACATTCCCACGGCTTGGTTGCTGATTGCCTTGCATATTTTTATGTTTATATTGTTTTTGAGATTCTATGAAACAGGTTTCTCCGCTTGGGGTTTTCCCTCTTTTGCTCCAAGTTAGGATATTGCTATATGATATTCCCAACTTTTCTTTTGCATCCTTTATAGAATTATATGTAGTATTCCCTATCGTTACTTTTCGTCTTTTTTGACCATTTGTTTTTTCTGCAATTTTGGGATTGCTCATAGGATTATGTTTTTTCATTCGTTCTCTTTGGTTTTTGGATTTCATTACGTTTTTTTCGGAATATTGTTTTTTTAATTCATCCGTCCACCAACTTTGAGTGCCACCTGTACCACCCTCATAGATGTTGCATACACATTGTCCTATTTCTTTTAATTCATGCACTCTCAAATATTCATAATCAAACGCATCTTGCTCATTTTCAAAATGGTTGATTATCCTGCTGTCACAATCAAACCTTTTAATCATATCATTAAAAAATCTGTTGTGCTTTCTTACTTTGTAACGATTCCTACATCCTTTCCCTACATAGATTATTTCGCCTGTTTCTTTAATAAACCACTCATAAACATAAAACATATTCACACCTCCATGTTATATTTTATTCTATCATAGCATAGATTTAATGTGAAAACAATATGTTTAGGTTTCCAGCAGTTCACCCGATTGCCAGTGCGGATTACGCCGCACAACTGCCTACTGTGTATTTTGTAAATACAAGACTATCTTTGACTTTTTTGATAATCTTCTTTAAGCAGTCAGCAAACTGGCTCTGCAATCCGAATAACTGTTGCATATTAGCCATTGCGCGTGTGTTTGCGCCCTGCTCTGCGTTTGCAAATCCGTTTGATACGGTTGCGTTTACGCCTGCAAAACCGTTACATAACTGTGTCTGCACGGCGTTGATTCCGTCACGAATAGACGTAACGTTGTTGTTCAGCATCTGATCTCTGAATCCGTCTGATGTGATCTCTGCTTGATTCATCCACGGGTACAGCATAGCACCGTCAGCCGCAAAGCCTCCTATGCCACCAAAACCGCCGCCGAATCCCCAGCCGCCGTTACCAGCAATGAGGAGTAAAAGGATAATCCATCCCCAATCTCCCCCAAATCCGTTACCGAATCCGCCATTGCCACCGCCGTACATAGGTGCAACGGGCATTACCATACCGCCGTTGCTTTCGTCTGTTAAAGCCATAATTTTTTCCTCCTATAATTTTTGTAGGTTTAGAACGATACTCACTTGATGTACCGCCCTTATATATCAAGGCTTATGCGCACTCGCCCTAATATCTCAAAACGGGAATTTACTTTGTATCATTTGCCGCACGTTCGGCTGTTCCCACATTTGTTTTGCTTGATTTACCTGCGATTGATTGACGCGCCCCGAATTTAACAGCATTTGCGCCAAATCATCGGGTGTTTTTGCGTCCTTTAGTCCGTTTATGTTCAATCCTGTCAGCATCTGCAATAATCTATTCGGCATCATCGTCAACCACCTCTTTCTTTTTTGCTGGTGTCTTTTTGTTCTTTATCCCGTCGATTTCTCCCCAAATCGCCTTAATTTCGCCACTTAATTTATCAATGGTAGATTTTACCGCGTCGATTTCATTATTGCCATTTTCGGGCAAATCTGACGACGGCTCGGGCACATCCTCTTTGACAAGTCTGTACCGCGTGATCTTTGGTGTATCAAATTGCGACATTCCACCTGTCTTTTCCATGACAATCGGTTTGCCCTCAATCTTAAACGTCACGCAATTACCAACCGCAACGGGGTAATTTTCAACCATTTCCTCGCGTGGTATCACGATAAAACCGCCGTTCTGTATCTGCTGTGGCGGCTGTTGTGCCTGCATTTGCTGTTGCTGAATGTTTGGGTAAAAGTTCTGTGGATAATACGGATTGTTGTAATATGCCATGATTTACTCCTTTCGGTATGCGTATATAGGCACTTGATCGCCACTTGCCCATGTGTCGTAATAATCTCCGTCAACAACGGCAACGGCGTGCGTGCCTGTTCCTAATACAAAAACCCCGTGTGGGTTATCCCTGCAAAAATCATTGATAGTGTAACAGTCTGGGCAAGTGTTTGGTATCAACTCACGCTCAAAACCTTTATCACGCAACAATGCGCCCCATACGGCGTTACTGTTGCCCCAATCGTATAATTCAAGCCCTTTCATCGATAATTGCAAATATGCTTCTTCCCACGGGATATTTAATACTTTGCTGACCGCACGGATAACACAATCATCCGTCCTCATATGTGCTGGGTTTGGGTTAAAGTGAATAAACATAGAATTGCCCCCTTTACGTCTAATGATAGACGCAAAAACAGCACCCCACAATGATGTGAAAGTGCTGTTTTCGGGTGTGATTAGTGAATGATAATAAGGGTATATGCTCAAAGCCGCTGGAATAGGCTCTGTTGCTGTTTATATACTATCGTTTTAATGTGCCTAACCGATATATCAAACTCGGCGGATAACTCGTCAAATGTTTTGCCATCAATCAATCGGCGTTTCAATATTGCCCGATCTCTTTCGTTGTGTATGTATTCATCAATCAACGCCGATATTTGGCTGTTGCTGTATTCAATCATGCTTTTCTGACTTTAACGCGACCGTCGCCGCCACAATTTGGGCATTTCTTGTAACCGCTTTTGCCACCTGTTTTCTTTTGACGCTTTGTAATCTTAATTTTAACGTGCTGTTTCGCCATAGTCGCCGTTTACAATGTAATTGTTGCCGTTGTTATCCGCTTGCTGGTCTGCCTCGATTTCAACCGATGTATCGGTATATTGTGCCTCATAATATAACCATGCACCGTTGCTGATAACAAGCGCGGCAAATATAACAATACACAATATCCACAACCGCTTTATCGTGCGTTCCTGCCTTGCCTGTGCGCTTTCATGCGCTATGTATGGTACGTCATTCATGTGCTGTATCCTCTAGCCCGTCAATGCGCTTGTGTGCGCTTTTAACGCTTGCCTCAATCTCAATGATCTTGTCACGCAAAAACTGTTGTTCTGACTTAAACTCGCGCATATCTGATTTAATCTCGTTAACTGTTGTGCCGACCGCATCAATTTTAACGATCATTGTTGCCATTTGTGTTGCATCTGCCTTGTCGTCGGTCGTTTTTGTTCTTGTCAAGTTTCTTATCCCAAAAAATATGGCAAACGCGGTTGATATAATTGCAATCGTTGTTGATATATCAATCTGCATTGCCAACCTCCTGCGGTTCTTTTAAGCGTTCCATGATCTGCTCTGATGCCAGCCGCCTCAATAACAACTCAAATTTTGTCTTAAATTCCTCTTTTGTTTTAATCTGCGGGAAGTAAATCAATCCCATTTCCTCAAACCACATATACATATCAGATACCTAATGATTCCCATGTTTTTGCGCCGATAATGCCGTCAGCAACCAAACCTTTGCTACGCTGATATTCCATAACAGCCGCTTTTGTATTGCGACCGAAAACGCCGTCCTCGTTGCCGCAAGCATACCCCAGCAAATTAAGGTATTTCTGCCAGTGTAAAACGTAATCGCTTTTGCTCCCAATCAGCAACGTCGGGTAATGCTGGGCGATAGTTTCGACCTTTTGCCTCGGTACGGCGTGCCCTAATACCTCTGCATCCCACTCGTACAGTTTATAGTCATTGATTTTTGTCAATAGTGTTGTCGAATAAACAGGCGATGTTGCGTACTCGTCAGCGTGTACGTTGTTGCATGCCTTTACATAGTCGGTTTCTCCGCGCAAGTTTTTATACCTTGCCAACCTGTTAAATAACCCCGAATGATCGTTGATTGATTCCAGCCATGACGGGTATTTTCTAAACGCCGCGTTGACCCTAACAGCAATGCCGTTGTAATATTCCGTGGTTAACATAGTCACGGATTGCCCATTGTATGTGCCCTTGATACCAAAAAGGTTGTTTGCCTTTACCGTCAAGCCGCTGTTGCCCTTGCCGCTTTCAATAAATGCCTGCGCCGCCGTCAATGAAGCAAGGATACCCGACTTTCGCATATCCTCAATCACATACGGCTTTAGTTTTTCCAAAAATGACTTGTCTGTGTATGCCATTAACCTTTAACCGCCTGCACCGCGCCCTCAATGATCGCGTTAATCTCTATCTCGTTAATGTTCAATCCCAATTCCGCCGCCTTATCGCGTACCAACTGGACAGCGTAACGCTTTTTCTGCGCCCATTCCTCAACGGTGTATATCTTTTCTGCCGATCTGACGCAAGTTTCGGCAAATGCAACTATCTGATTGTATTTGTCCTCGCCGACCTTGTTTTTTAACCACGGGATAACATACGCTGTTATCAGTATGATTGCAACCGTTACGACAGATTCAACAAGTTTTGTAATTAACTCGGGATTCATAGTCACGCCCTCTCTTTTGGTTTAGTTTACTCCATATCTTGTGCCCCGTCAACGGTTTTGTGCTTTATTTTGTTGACCGTTATGATCATCGTGTTAACCGTTTCCAGCAATCCGCTACCGACAACGCAAGGTATTAGCACGTCGTATTGCCACCCGTTGTATGTATATATAACAACTGTTGCAATTATAAACGCCGCAAGGAAGATGCCGACAATAATCAATACCTTGTCAAGCGTTTTCATTTTTTGCTTCTTTATTTTCTTCATCGTCCACAACCTCGGCATCATCGAATCCCGTGATGTCGCCTTGTCTTACTGTGTTCATTCTGCATACCAAACAATGTCCGTGACTGGCATATAAGTATTTGTTCCGCCTTTTAATTCAAATGTTCCGTTTGCGGCATCAACGGACATGAGTGACAGCCAACCTTGTGCTGTTCCCACTTGTTTCACACCCTGATACATTGTGGTACCTGAATATACTATAAATGTCACATACATTGTATCTAAAAATCCTTGCGATTCATTATCCCAAACGAGATATACCGAACCCTGTGCTATTTCGGCTCTGACGATAAGCCTTTTAGTGTTTGCGATGCCTGTTGTAATGGTAGTTGTGCCTTGCGCACTCGTTATGTCGGACGCTGTTCCGCTTATAACAGCACCGCCGCCACTACCGCCACTGCTTGCTCTCTGCCACATATTAAGCCTCACTTTCGGGTGCAACGTACTTGTTGTCAAAATCAGACATTATTTTATTGCCGTATGAATCATAAAGAATACACATAGCAAAATCGTTTCCCGTCTTAATGATAGCCCCTAATCTTGCATGATAAGCCTGCTTCGCCGTAGATATGTCTGAATACATACCCGTCATTTTGTACTCCCATCCATGTGCTTCTGATGCACTCCTATAAGCCTCACATACGAAATATTTTGTTTCCATCTTCTTTTCTCCTTTACTTTAGAATCCTTAACTTGCAAACGTCTCCGTTTGCCGCTCCTGTTACTGTATAGACAATCTGTACCGATGTCCCGCTACCCGTCTTTGACATTGCGGAATATCCGATTAATTTATTCTCACAGTACAAGTCATAACCGTAATTATCATTCAATCCCGTGAATGTTACTGTGTTATCACTTTGCACTTGCTTTGTTTCCGTCCATGTATCAGTAATTATATTTGCCGTAGCATTTCCGCTTTGGTTAGCCGTGAATGTGGCTTTATTCGTGCCGTTCTGCTGAATGGTCAACTGTCCGTCATTCACTGTCGGGATATCGCTCGCCGTAGCCAACTTATTACTTGTACTCGCTCCACTCGGTATGACTTGTTCTATCGCCGTCACATCTGCACTGTCGGCTTTTCCGTCAAGCGCACTCTGCAAGTCACTCTGATTTGACAGCGTTCCCGTTATATTTCCCCATGATAAAGTTCCGCCACCACCTGTCGGAGCAAAAACATCCTGTGTTGAGCCGTCTATATCAATCTCGGCAATTTTAGTACCGCTTGATTGTATTTGCGTCCATGTAACAATCGAGCCACCGCCTCCGCCGCCTGTCATGGTAAAGTCATAACTCCATGTTGCGGTTGTATCATCGCCGCCCGTTACGCAATGATATATTGCGCCCTCTGACGGGTTAAGATAGAAGTCGTTTGTGTTTGCGTTTGCAATACCTGTCGGATATACTGTCGGCAATACAGCCTTGCCACTGACTGCCATACCTCTATACCATTTGTTGCCGTTTTCGCCGTCCTCGCCGTTTGTTATGTCAAATGTATCGGATGTGCCGTCTGTATAAGTTATGGTATATGTGTCAACAAGTCCGCTGGTGCTAGTTTTTGTTATGTTGTCAATACCGTTACCCGTTGCACCTTTTAAGATACCCAAACTCTGCCACGCATTTGTGCCCACGCATTTCCACAATTCGTATGTGTTGGTGTTAAGGTATAGCGAATCAGTGAAATAACCCTCGCTTGAATCTGTCGGCGCGTTTATTGCTGTACCCGTTGTCAATATAACCTCGGATACATCATTGATCAGACCGATTGCATGGTATATTGACCCTCGCACTTCTTCGCCGTATATAGCGTCAAGTATTTTTTGTAAGTCCTGCGATATATCAGCCATTATCCTGCTCCTTTCCTTTGTCTTTTGTTATATGATTGATTTTGTTGTGTATGTCATAAATCTTTTCGTTATAATGCGACCATGCGACTTTTGGTACACCTGCTCCAATATCAGCAATTACAACATTTAATTCTTCAAGAAACTTATCAAATTGTTTATCGGTCATGTTATCTCCTTTATGTTGTTGCTATTCCAATGACAAGCCCATTTTTAACAATAAGCGCGTACCCTGTGCCACCTGCCACCCATGACAACGACCCCGAAACGCCGTTTGACCCGTCTGTTGTAAATCCACCGCTACCCGATATTACGGAATTACCATATAAATTGCCGTTTGTAGTCATAGCACCGTCAGAAATCCACACATGATTGCTTGCTCCATTACAACAAAATCCGTCTGTTCCAACATATGTGCCTCGCGTATATTGTCCATATGGCGCGGTCGGACCATTTTTTGTATGCAATCCATTTTTTGTGATTTCCCAATCTTGACCCGTTCCAAAATATCCGCTTTCAAAATAACCGCTGGTTGCTTCAATCCGTCCATGCACCGTTACTTGGTCTGCGTCTAGTGTACCTGTCAGAATCCTATCAGCATTTATTTCGCCTGTATTAGTCAATGCAATCGGCATTGTTGCTGTATTCCACGGGTCGGTTGTGCTCTGCCGCGCCATAAAACCCAGCCCGTTATATGACCAACGCCAACGGCTTAATGATGCGTCGATTGTCGGCTGGTCACAAATATTAAATGCCTCAATGTAATCGGGCTTTCCGTCGGTATAATGGTATTCGTAAACAACATGACCGCCTTGCGTTTCATCAAGCAACATATTGAGTGCATTTTTTCTCGCCGACTCTAAAAATGACGTTCTTGATTGCTTTATAGCCTCTGCGTTTTCGTTTGTTTGACTGGTCAGCGTCTGTCCTGTTCTAACATGCCCCGATAAAGTGATCACGTTATCGCCAGCGTTTTGCAAGTCGCGCTTTATCTGCGTTAAATACAGCCATTGATCAACCGCAAACGGCTTTGCAATAATGTGCAAAGAATCCCCGATTTTGATCTCGTCCACGTTCTCGACTTGCGACAAATCAACTGCCTTGACTTCCATTTTCAACTGTGGCTGGCTGTATCGCGTCAAATACGACGATGCAAGGGCGTTAAGTGAGTTAACATCCGTTACGTTGTCAAAAACAACCGCTTTCGCGTGTCGCCCATATACGCTGACCGATGCCGCATTTGTTATCGTGTCGCCCTGTACCCTTTCATTATAGCCCTCATATACCTCTGTGTCTACCTCTGCGCCATAAGGCGTTAAAACATTTACAAGGTTTCCGTAATCAGATTCTTTGACGTAATCCAGCAAGTTATAACCGTATTCAATCGGTTGCTGATTTACACGCCCGTAATCTTCAAGGCGCACAACATCAATATACCTTGTTACTGTACCGCCCGATGTTACACGGCGCACCCGTAAATATCCCGAATCACGGCAAATACACGCCCTTATACTGTCAAGTATTGACCATTCGTGCTCTGTCGTCCAATTACAAAGGCTTGAATCCGTGACGTTTGTAATATATCCAGCCGTAAATTGCAACTCGGCTGGTCGGTTTGCGTTATAATAGTCAATCGCCGCTTGAAAACGCTGTGCATATGTTTCCGTTTTTGTTGATTCGGGCGGCGCAAACTCATAACCCAGCATCCCCAAATCTTCAACACAATATACGTCGGCTATTTTGGCAAAATCAATCTTTATATCCTTGATTTCGCCACGCCATATTTCCACGTTGTTATCAAGTATGGTTATCAACGCCCCCTGCGTTAACTGATCATATAACGGATTTGTCGGCGGCACTTTAAATGTAAACTCGCCTGCAAGCCCGATCTCCTCGTTTAACTCGGTGTTGTATATCGCATAATCTTTACTTGTTGGATAATATAAAACCTTGTCGCCAATGTTTACTTGATACATTATAACGACCCTCCTCTGTAAACCACTTGCACGGTTGCCTTGCCCGTAAATGTCAGTGTAACATCAGCATCGCCGCCGACGATTATTGAAGGGATAACATTTTTACCGCTGGTCAGCCCATACGTTACGCCGTTGCACTCAACCGACAGCGACGTAAAGTACGACACAACAAATTCGGGTGTTGTCGGCATATATCCATGCGGTATTGTGATCGTTTCCGTACCGTCAACCTCAATCGCCCCGATCTGTGTAATGATACCCGTTTCAAAGTTAAACGGATTCCACAACCACGGGTCTGCGCTTGACAAAACATCGTATTTGTATGGCTCTGCCTCGGGTATATCAAGCGTAAATTTGCCCCACTCCCAAACCGACGAAAAGTCATCAATACCGACCCTGCCACGCCAAAAATATGACGGGTCATTATCAAACTGTATCTTGCACACTTGCCCCATGATCATATTGCGAAACGCTGAAATAACAGAATCCCACGCTGTGATCTCGCGTGTGCCCATAAGGTTTATTTTTATCGGTCTGTGGGTAAAAATAGGTCGCCCCGATAACGCCTCGGATAAATCAATCTTGCCGTTGCGTGCTGGTATCTCCAAATAGTTTGTATATTGCACGGGGTCGCCGATAGGGTTTGCATTTGTCACATACAAACCCCAATCTTCGTATGTATGATATGATTCCCCTGTTTTTTCAACGGTTATCGTAACGCCGTTTCTTACGTCGTGCTTCATCGTAAACCACCCCTGTTTGATCTTGTGCCAAATGCCGCGTCATACGCCGCAACTGTACCTCCGACAAGTGCACCCGTATCCAGCACGATGTCTTTTTGTACTTGCGGCAAATACTGTGCAAGTAATGCCTCAATTCTCTGCAATACGGTATCAAAACCGCCACTAACACCCGTTGCCGTACCCGACACATTGACATTGCCCGTTATATTGCCAAAATCAAAGGATTTTGCTATCTGATCTGTGACTACATTCTCGTTGTCACGAATACCTTTTGCAAACAAATCCATCATATCGGGCGCGTATGTATGGAAATCAGATAATGGCCCGACCTCGGGTTCAGAAAATCCCAAATATGATTTAATGCTTTCCGCAACCTGTCCAACGGTCTTTTTAAGGTTTTCCCATTTTTCCTTTATTCCGTCAATAAAGTTTTGGATTATATCACGCCCCCAATTTTTGGCATCCTGTACCTTTTGCGAAAATCCGTTTTTGACTTTATCCACCAACTGACCGCCGACCTCAACGATCTTGCCAAATAAATTGACTATACCCTCAATCAACTTGAATATCAGCGATGTTGCCGCTTCAAGGATTTTCGGCGCGTTTCTGATAATAGCCTCGACGAGTTTGATAACGATTTCGGGTGCTTTTTCAATCAGTTTCGGCAACGCCTCAATTAGACCGTCAGCCAACCCGATTATCAGCGCAATAGCCGCATCAATCAGCAAATCAACGTTGTCAATCAGATATTCGGCAATGGTTAGCACTGTTTCAACAACGGCTGGTATCAACTCGGGCAATGCCTCGGCAATACCTAACGCTAATTGCAATATGACCTGCATACCCGTTTCAATCAGCAACGGCAAATTTTCAACAATCATATCGCCGATACTCATTACTAAATTGACCAGCGACGGCAATATTTTGGGTATATTTTCAACAATCGCAATCGCTAATTGCTCTATTATTGAGCCGCCAATTTCAATGATTTTCGGCAACATATCAGATATTTTGGCAACCGTATTTTCAATGCCGCTGGATATTTCCTCTAGTCCTTTGTCATAATCGCCAGCGAAAATGTCTGTCAGCCCTGCCATAACTTCGGTAACTGACGGCAATAACTCGGATGTTAACCCACGCTTTAAGCCGTCAAATCCTGTCGTTAAATCTTGTAACTGATCTTGAAACGCCGCCGCCGACTTTACCGCCTCGTCAGACATAACTCCGCCCAATTCGTGTATGCGGTCGCGCATTGCCTGCGTATCTTCTGCCGATGTATTCAATAATGCGCCCAATTCGGTTGCGCCGCGCCCTAATAATTGTCCTGCAAGGTATGTTCTTTGTGTTGTATCCTCGACGTTTTGCAATCCTGCTATTGTCGCCTCAAATAAATCCTGTTGCGACATATTAGCAAGGTCTTTTTGGGTTAATCCTATTTTTTCAAACGCTTTGTTGCCTGTTTCTGCGGCGTTTGCCAGTGTTTTCATGCTGGCTTTCATACTTTCCATTGAAGTGCCGCTGTGTTGCATAACAGCATCCCACTCTTGATATGCTTCGGCTGTTAACCCCATTTTCTGCGACATTTTATCAATGTTGTCGCCGTATTCAGCCACGTTTGATACGCCATTTATAAGCGCGGTTGAGGTCGCCGTTACCGCCGTACCAACCGCCGCGATTGCAACGCCCCCGATCTTGCCAGCCGTTTTGAGTGCGCCTGTTATTTTTGAGCCAACGCCCTGCGATTTTTCGCTTGCCTCGTCAAGTCCTTTGTCGTATTCGCTTTTGTCTAATGAGATTTTTGCGTAAAGGTCTAATACATCCATTTATGATAAACCCTCTTTGATATGGTTTATGATCTCGTCCGCGCTTTTTTCCTCTTTCGGGTGTATTATGTCAATATATCTGACATTTATTTGTGCGCCCAAACTTCGCGCGATACATGATAACATTTCCGTTGTATAGATACGGTATGCCTCGGTGTCCTGTTCTTCTTGAAAAAGGGATATGCAATGTTCAATCACATATCCCTTTCCAAATACTTGCAACATATCAAGCCTTAAAGACTTGATATATCTAAAATACCTTTCTGCTCCAACCGCATCAATGATGTAAAAAAATCAAGTACATCCTCGTCGGCGATCATTTCGCCAAATGCTTTGAGATATTCGGTCGCCTTATGGCTGTTTGCGTCCTGCGGCTCGACAAAGCACATTAATGCCAGCAATTCAAGCGTTTTTTCGGCGTTCTCGTCAAGGGCGTTGTCAAGGAAATCTGACAGGGATTTTTTCATTTGCTCTTTTGCCTTAATCCTGTTCTTTTCCGTGATCTTCGCCTTTTCTGCCTCGTCCATATCGCCCGTTATCGGGTCAAGTTTCGGCATTTTCTTGCGAATATCCATTATCTTTGTGGCTTTAAGCCAACCCTCAACCGCTTTTCTGATCTTGTTTGTCTGACGCAAAAAATCAAGCGCGTCGCAATTTGCCAAATGCTTCATAAATACCTCTTATGCCGTTGCCGTTGCTATGATCTGTACGTTGCCAGTAACACCTGCTATTTTTACCGTGTTGTCGGTGCTATTGTACGCTGTTGCTGTTACGTCCTCGCCGCCCATAAGTACAATAACACTCGCTATTGTATGGCCGTCCTCGGCTGTGAGTGTTATATCAAGGTCGCCGCCAACCGCAACGCCGCTCTCCTCATAGTCGCTGGTAACGTGTGAAAGTGTCTGTATAACATCGTAAAATTCAAGTTCTGCATCGCTTGAATAAAACTCCATAGGTACAACGTCCTGTGCCTTGATTGACACATGACCCGTGATCGTAAGTGCAACCTGTCCTTTGCCGTTCTTTGAGGTCTGCAAACTAAAACCGCCCGTTGACAGCGCGTTCATAAGGCGAATTGCAACAAAACCGCCGTTTGCCTTATCGCCGACCCACCATAAGTCACGATAATCGGTCAGTTTTACGTTCTGACGGGGTACGATTTTCATTGTGCCGTCTATGTCAGCCGCGCCAAGTGCCATTTGTATTAACTCGGGCGATGTTCCCAGCCCCGTTGTGCTGATTGAGCAATCCCAGCCGTCAAGATGCTTAAATTCCATCATGTTGTTAGGCACGTTATCAACATCCTCGCCGAAATCGCTGAATGTCGGCGCACAAACAGGATTGATACCGCCTGTTGTTGCGCAAATTATATCTGCATCGGCTGGTGCTGTCGGATTGTTGGGGTTAAACCGCTTTAACAGTACGCCTGCGTCCAACTGTAATGCGTCAAATGTGTTCTCGGGTATTTTCGTGAATCTCCCTGCCATTTTCTATATCTCCTCTCAATTTTGTGTTAAAAATTCAATCTCAAACGCCAACCGTATGCGTCTAACGCCGCCGTCGCTCGGTTCTTCCATGCGTGTACCCCATGCCATATTGTCGGGCAAACGTACTTTCATGCGTCCGCCGTCAATCTTAACGCTTGATACCATGTTATCAATATACATTGCGATCTGTTGCGCCTTGCGGCTGATCTCCGCCCATGAATTAGACCGATACCATAAGTTAACAGCCGTCGTTGTTGCCGCGCCCATATTGCCAGCAACCGCCTCATAAGTGATATACGGCATAACAGCATCATCGGGTACGGTTGTTTCGTCATACGCTGGCAAATCAAAGGATTCCCACAAAGTTTGTTGCGCCTGCCACTTATCAGCCATTGATATTGTACTCCTCACACGTCACTTGTCGCATATCCAGCGTTGCACTTTTGGGCGTGTATTTGTCGTCGCCGTCTGATGTTACGCGAAATATCTTTCCGTCGCGCACCCTGCGGAATACGTCGTGATATTCAAGCGTCATGCCTCGGCTTGTTGTGACCGTATAAAGGCTGGTAACGCCCTGTTTCTGTCCGACCCTTGCCTCAATAGACGTATCAAAGGCGATTGCCGCCTTAAATTCTGCCCCGTCAACATAAGTGTCGATATAACCGCCGTAACCGTCAGATACCTTTGTTTTGGTCAAATATACGCATTTTTCCATTGCATCTGATAACAGGCTCATATCTTCCTCCACGGTGCAAGTACGTTTATCAAGTACGATTGATCAAATACGCTTGCGCCATTTGTGCCGTTGCTGTTTGCGCCCTTTGAGTATGAATAACCGCCGAATGATTCCGACGTAAACGGGCTGTTTGCCGCGCTGTCTGCGCCGCCGTTTAACTCAACCCACGATTCAGCCCATACCGCCGCATCCCGTACCGCTTTTGGTATTGACATAACCCACACGTCGCCCTCAAATGCCTCGTCGGTCAAGCCACCGTCGCCGTATCTGTGTACGCCGTCATTAAACAGACTACCGATAATACGAATATATGTACCCGTGGCAAGTTCAAGGTCAATCTCGCCCTCTGTAATGGTAAAATCGCCGCCATACTTCGGGTATGATGTTCCATCGGGCTTTTTGTCAAACCAATTTCGTAAATACTGGCATATCTGCGTCAACATGGTCAATCGTCTTTCTTTTTGGGTGTTCTCTTTGGTGCTGGCTTTTCTTTGGGTTCTTCAACCTTTTTAGGCTCGTCAACCTTTTTAATCAAGGGTATTCCCCTGCGGTTGCGTTTGCTGGCTAACTCTGCCAGCCGTATTTCCGTCACATTAACCCCGTTCCGTGGGTATGTGTCGCCCACGGAATAGGGATAATTGCGGTCTTGTAAATCCGTAAAGGATTCAATGACTTCATACATGGATTATGCTCCTGTGATCGTTCCCTTAACTACGCCTGCCGCATACTCGACAAACAGGTCGATACCCGACATAACAAGGCTCTCGATCTGTGCGCGTTCCTCGTTCTGATAGCCCGACTTGATACCGATGTATCCTGTTTCGTCTGCTGTCAGTGAGAATGCTTTTGCAATGTCGCCGTTAACTGTCAGATAGTACAGTATAAGGTTTTCTTTTGCTGTTGCGACAAAGGTTTTGGCTGTTATACGGCTTGACATTATAAGTGTGCCAAGTCCGAGGAAATCCTCAACATAGTTCATGCCGAAAGCGGTCTGTACTGTGATGTTTGCGCTTGCAAGATAATCAGCAACGTCAAGCGGATTTACAAAATATACAGCCTCTGCTGTGTCGTCCTCAAACTTAACCTGTAACTGACCCCATGCGTCAGCAAGTGCCTCCTGCAAGGTTGCGCCCGATGCTGATGTTGAGCCTGTGATCGTGCCATTAAGGAAGTCAAAAAAGTCTTTTCTGATTCCTGCCTGCACGTCTTTAAGCATTGCCGTATCGGTATCAACAACACTGGCATTATATCCCGACTTTTTGATTGCCTCTGCGGATACAGCCTTACGCCACTTCTTCAGCGTGATCTCGCCTACAGGTGTCTTTGTTGTTTTGTACTGTGAAAGCGGTATAACATCGCCCTCGTCAACCGCGCCACTCTGTAATGTGCCTGTGGTTGAATAAACGTACATGGTCGTTCCCTCCATCATAGGGATTTTACGGGTAACGCCCAGCACTTCAAGTAACTTTGCAAGGCTGTTGTGCGCAAACTGCGTTACGAAATCAACCTCGCGTACCTTTGCCATTTCGCCTGTTGTGATCAGATTAGTTTCTGCCGCCATAATAATACTCCTCTCTTATAGTCCGAATAATTCCTTGTTATCAAGGATTGCTTTTTGTCGTTCTGCGCTGTCCTTGATTTTCATAATATCGTCTTTGGTCATTGTTGCCTTGCCGCCTGTGTTCTTCGGAGGCTGTGACGTATCCGCGCCCTTTTTGTCGGTCGTTTCGATATGATCTCCCCACTCGTCTTTGATTGCCGCCAAAATGTCTTTAGCGGTTGTAATCTTGCCGTCTGCGTCCAATTCCACGCCGTCAACGTCGCTGTATTTAAGGATTTTGGCAAAATGCTTTTCGGGTATCCCTGCATCTTTAAGGATTTCCTTGTAGGCGTTTTCTTTCGCCGTACGTTCGTCCTTGCGCTTGATTTCGGCTTTGTAGTCGTCAAATTCCTTTTTCAGCGCGTCATAATCGCCGCCCGTTTTCACGGCTTTTTCAAGGTCTTTGACCTTTTTTTCAAGTTCGGGCACTTTATCAGCCTGCGCCTTGTACTTTTCAGCCTCGTCAATCCTGTCCTTTAACCCGTTGACAGTTTCGGTGTGTGCATCAATGATCTCGTCGATAACGTCTGCCTCAATTCCTTTAGAGGCTAAAAACTTGCGTGTTAAACTCAT